AATGCCGATTTACTAATAGATATTGAACCTCTCACTGACAATCAAAGGAAACTTTTTGATTCTTATAGTGAAGGAAAACATCTAGTTGCTTATGGTGCTGCAGGAACAGGAAAAACTTTCATTAGTCTTTATAATGCCTTAAAGGATGTTTTAAATCCTATTACTCCTTACGAACAAATTTATATTGTTCGTTCTCTTGTAGCAACTCGTGAAATTGGATTTCTTCCTGGAGATCACGAAGATAAATCTTCACTTTATCAAATTCCTTATAAGAATATGGTAAAGTATATGTTCCAGATGCCAAGTGATGCAGATTTTGAAATGCTTTATGCTGGATTAAAAGCACAAGAAACTGTTAAATTCTGGAGCACTTCATTCATTCGTGGAACAACTCTTGATAATTCAATTATTATTATTGACGAATTTCAAAATCTTAATTTTCACGAATTGGATTCTATTATTACTCGTGTTGGTGAAAACAGTAGAATTGTTTTTTGTGGAGATGCAAGTCAATCAGATTTACAAAAGGCAAATGAAAGAAATGGAATTGTTGATTTTATGAGTATTTTGCGTAAAATGCCATCTTTTGATATTATTGAATTTGGTATTGATGATATTGTCCGTTCTGGACTTGTCAAAGAATATATTGTTGCTAAACTTGAACTTGGATTGTAATGTTTACTCATATTGATATCAATCTTCCTCAACTTGAAAGGGAAACTATTGATGGAGTAAGATACTACAAAGTACCAGAAGGAGATGAGTTATTGAGACTTGTCTCCATTACTTCTGTAACCAGTCATAAAAATAGGCAATTCTTTGCTGACTGGAGAAAGAAAGTAGGAGAAGAAAAAGCAAATAAAATCACAAAACAAGCAACCAGTCGTGGGACTGATATGCACACTTTGAGTGAAAATTATTTGAAGAATGAAGAGTTCTCTTCTGATGTTCTTCCAATTTCGCAAATATTATTTGGAATTGCTAAACCTTATTTAAATAAGATAAATAATATTCACGCACTTGAAAGATCTTTATATAGTAAAGTGCTTGGAATTGCAGGAACGGTTGATTGTATTGCAGAATACAATGGTGAATTAGCAGTTATTGACTTCAAGACTTCAAAGAAACCAAAACCAAGAGACTGGATTGAGCATTATTTCGTACAGTGTGCTGCTTATGCTTGCATGTTATACGAGATGACTGGTATAATGGTAAAGAAGTTTGTAATCATAATGGCTTGTGAAAACGGAGAATGTGAAATTTATGAAGAATACGACAAAGGAAAGTACATCAAGTTACTCACCGAATATATTAGAGAATTTGTTAGAGATAAACTTCAGCAATATGAATGATAAAATAAAGGAAGAATTGGACAGTAAATTTATCTGTCCTCAAAAGTTTGCACAAGAGATTGAACAAATTGTAAAAAATTGTAAGGTCAATTATATTGATGCGATTGTTAGTTATTGTGAAGAAAATTCAATTGAAATTGAAAGTGTATCCAAATTAGTTTCTAAACCACTAAAGGAAAAACTTAAAAATAATGCAACTGAACTTAACTTTTTAAAGAAAACTACTAAAGCACGTTTGCCTCTGTGACACCTTTTGATGTATATAAAACTTACCTAGCTTTTAAGAATCATTTTACCAAAAAGAATTACGACTACTTTAAGTATTGTGGAAAGTCCAGAGCATCTCTGGACTCTTTTCATAAGAGGAAGGATAGGTACTTCTTTGAACGAACTTCTAGACAGAAGGATGATGAAGAAATCAAAGCATATTTTGTAGCAAACTTTGCAGAATGTAATGATACACAATCTTTATGGATTGGTGAGATTATTCAAAATGGTGAAGAGATTTATAACAATTGGTTGAAGAAATCTCAAAGTCTTTTTTACTTGTTCAAAACAGAAGCAGAAGTCTTTATAAACAAAGATAGTTTTGTAGAATTATTTGAGATCAAAAACAATCAGCATCCAGAAATTCTTAAAAAGTATTTTCAAGGAGCAATCAGTTTAGAGACTATGGTAATTTTGGATATGATATTGGGTTATGTGAAACAGTTTGATAAGAAACTAACAGATCCAGTGTGGGAAACCGTCAGTTTAAGAATTCAAAAGTATCAACCATTTCTAAATATTGACGTAGCAAAGTATAAGGAAGTTCTCAAGGAGATTGTTTTATGAGTGGATTTTTTGATTCGGAAGTGGTTAGAGAATCAATGTCCGAACTGGATGCACTTCAAGAACAACTTTTTGTTGATATGCTTCGTCTTCCTATTTTGGATAATGAAGAAAGGAGAGCACATCTTGAAATGATGACCGAGTTCTTGGAGAAACAGAAATTGTTTATCTTTAGGATTTCATTATCTGATGATCCAAAAGCAATTGAAATGAAAGAGAAAGTTCTTGATTCTGCTAAAATGCTTGGTCTTAAAAAAGGTCAAACAATTAATGATTTTTACGATATAATGCAAAAAACCATTGATGGTCTTAAAGAAACACTTGACGACTGACCTGACACCTGCTACAATTAATACGAAGAATACTTCAAATACTACTAATACGGAGAATACGAATGAGCTTTGCTGATCTTAAAAAGCAATCAAGTATGGGTTCTTTGACCGAGAAACTCATCAAACAAGTTGAAAAACTCAACGAATCTGGTTCTAAAGATGATGATCGTTTTTGGAAACCAGTAATGGGTAAGGGTGATACAGGTTCTGCTGTTATTCGCTTCTTGCCTGCTCCAGAAGGATGTGAACTTCCTTGGGCACAAGTGTGGTCTCACGCATTTCAAGGCACTGGTGGTTGGTTGATTGATGAGTGTCTAACTACTCTTGGTCAAAACTGTCCTGTGTGCGAGAAGAATCGTGTTCTGTGGAACTCTGGTTCTGATCGTGATAAAGAAGAAGCACGTAAACAGAAGCGTAAACTGTCTTATTACAGCAACATTTATGTTGTAAAAGATCCTGCAAATCCTGCTAATGAAGGACGAGTGTTCCTTTATAAGTTTGGTAAGAAAATCTTTGATAAGATTATGGCTGCTATGCAACCAGAATTTGATGATGAAGAACCAATCAATCCTTTTGATTTCTGGAAAGGTGCGAACTTCAAACTGAAACTGGTGAAGAAGGATGGTTATTGGAACTATGACAAGTCAGAGTTCGCAAGTCCAGAACCTCTTATGTCTGATGATGACGACCTGGAATCAATCTATAAGTCGCTGAATAATCTTGGTGATTTCACTGATCCTTCTAAATTCAAATCTTATGAGGATCTGAAGAAGCGTCTTGATTATGTTCTTGGTCTCAAGGGAACTCCAAAGTTCCAAGATCCAGAGACAGTTGATGAAGAGGAAGAAGTTGAAGTTTCGCGTCCTGTGCGGGAATCTGTTTCAGTTCGTCCTTCTGCTTCTAATGATGATGAGGAGGATGGGGATGATACACTTGCATATTTTGCGCGTTTAGCAGCAGAATAAATAATAATACCTGTAAGTCGCATTATAGGTGGAAATGGTGCTTTCGGGCACCTTTTCTTGTATAAATAGTATTGCGACTTACAGAGTAGAACTATGGAACTCACAGAGTATCACTATGTCTATTATTCCTATGAGGAATATGGTAGAGGATATTTTGGATCAAGAACTTGTAAATGTTTACCAGAAGAAGATATAAAGTATTTTGGTTCATTCAAAGATAAAACATTCAAACCAACTCAAAAAATAATACTCAAAAATGATTATGCTACAAGGGAAGACGCATATGTTGATGAGATTATTTTACAAAGATATTATAAGGTTGTGGAAAATCCACACTTTGCTAATAGAGCATATCAAACTTCTACTGGTTTCAGTCAAAAAGGAAAAGTTGCTTGGAATAAAGATAAAAAAGGGATCTATTCCAAAGAATCATTAGAAAAAATGAAGAAATCTTCTATTGGAAAGAAGCATACTCAAGAAACAAAGAAAAAAATAAGTAAGTCATTTAAGGGGAAAAAACTAACCGAAGAACACAAAAGAAAAATTGCTGAAGCAAATAGAGGAACTCCAAAATCTATGACTGAAAAAAGAAAACAGGCAGATATAGAAAGGGGTTTAACAGCAAGAGGAAAACCAAAACAAAAACATAGTGATGAAACTAAAATGAAAATAAGTAAAGCAACACAAGGAAGGATTCCTTGGAACAAAGGTTTAAAAAAATTTTAATTGTATTGATTCCAAAATCACTTTTTAATTACACTTACCCCCCGAAAAAAATCGGGGGGATTTTTTTGCCAAAAAGGTTTTTATACTCCAGTAAATTGTGGATTATAAGTTTTCTTGTTTAGTTGATTGATGTATTGTGAAGATTGATCGTATTTCATAATATTTCTCATATCTGTAATTACTACTGATAGGAATTGTGGTTTTAAAACTCTAATTTGCCTCTTATCTTCATTAATACCGACTTCATACTCATAGTTTGTAACTGCTTTTACTGGATTTGCAGTGATTGCTACATTATCAAAAGTTGTATATGAAATAGTAAAATCTTCATCTACTTCAAAACCAGAACCAATCACAAGACGATCATACAGATCTTTAATTTCTGTAGTTTCATAATGATGAACATCTGTTAATGCTGCATCAGATCCATACTTATCAATCATATAGTTATATAAGTCATTATTGTTCAATGGCCATTGATCTCTTACGTTTGTAATGTTATTCGTGATTAAAATGACCCAATCAAGTTCTGGATCACCATAAAGTTTTGAAGCAACTACTTCTGGTCTTTGGTCATCAGTAATTTGATAATAATCAAATGCAGTAATAGCATTAATGACATCAGATCTTATTTTTGCTCTTTTGAAAAGATTTTTAACGGTAATATAATCTTCATTTGTGCTTGCATTAGGCAAACGAGAAAGATAAGAAATATTTGGAAATTCGTTAAAATATGCCATTTTAGTATCCTACATCGTTTGGTGAGATTGGATAAAGATCGCCAAGAGGATTTTTATCTGCATTTCTTCCATCAAAAATAACACTTTGATAATCAGTATCATAAATTGGTTCAAGTTCTTTGAATGACATATTCATAATCACAGATACTGGTTGTCCGTCATCATATGCTGCCCAAGTTCCATCAGCGGTATAATTCATAGAAAAACCAACCAATGCACAAGTTTTAATTCTATTTACACCTTGGATTGGATTTCCACTAGAAGTTTTGTATTGCAGTTGAAATACATTTGGTGTTCCCAAGAAATATGATGATGCTCCTGCAGCCGAACCATATACATTAGTTCCTGATTTTTTATCTTGTTTTTTTGCTGCCATTCCTTGTTTAAAGAATCTTATAATTTTATTAATATCTGTTGCTTCTTCTTTGCTTCTTGGACTCATTCTATACTGGAATGTAAATTCTCTTAATGTTGGTGAATTGAAGAGAAGTTCAAGATTACTATTTGGAACAACTCCAAATCCTCTTGCTAAAATACTTTCTGGTGATACTGAAAATCCTGCCATTGAAAGAACTT